GGAAACTTTCACTTGGCCGGTCGGGCACCAGTTGCGGACGGCGCTGCGCACTGCGCCTGAAACAGTCTTGCAGGCAGGGCCGGTCCGCCCATCAGGGCTCTTCCAGACATAGCGGGCGGGACCGACGGTGCTCATTGCCGGCCGACCATCAGTTCGGTCAGCGTGACCAGCGCCCGGTCAAGAGACTTGTCGATCTGCGATGGCACCGCAGCGCGCGGACGGGAATTCCAGCGCTGCAACCGGAAGATCACGCGCGCATGAAACCGCTCGTCGACCGCCTGCCCGCCGATCAGCGCCCGGATCAGCCGCGCAGAATCCCGGCACAGGCTTGCGATATCGTCATCGCGCCTCGCAAAGAAGGTCGCCTGCAACGCAAGGTCATTGGCCACCTGTGCCGGGGTTGCGGTCATCATGCACTTCCGATTGGCCAGTCCGGCAGGTCCACCGTCTGACCGGCCAGTTCATGCGTGCAGTCCTGCAGAAACAGGATGCGCCCCTTGGTGACGAAGCTGTGGCAGGATGGTACGCCGGGGTGGAAGGACGGGCCGGGCGGATTGACAAAGATCGACGGTGTGAAGGTCGGGCAGTCGCCATCCCCGTCAAATCCCCAGCACGGCATGATCCGCCGCGCCTCGGCCCGGAAGTCTTCGGTCACCTCACCGGCGGCCACCGCCGCGTCCAGCTTCGCCGCCTGGGCCTTGCGCTCTGCCGCCGCCAGCTGCTCGCGGATGCCCGAGGACGCCATGATGTCCTTCATCATCCGACCGATGAAATGCAAGCTCTTCGGGTCGATCTCGCCCGCGTCCTTGACCATTTCGGCCTGCATCACCTTGAAGGCCAGCGCGGTGATCATCTGGAACAGCACGTTGTGGCGCTTTGCCTCTTCGCCGATCCCGGCCTCGGTCATCCATTCGGCGGCCCAGGCGCTGGCCGATTCCTGCACCTTGACGAACTCGGCATATTCCGCGCCATAGGCATGCAGGGCCGATTTCTGGATGCGCAGCTCCAGCCCTTCCTCTTCCAGCTTCCAGTTCAGCGCCTCGGCCAGCGCCTCATACCCGGCAAAGCCGCGCTGGCGCAGTTCCGCCTCCAGCCAGCGCTTCAGCTCGGGCGGCAGAAGATCCACCTTGCGCGGGGCGGGCATGGTCAGCGCCTCGGGATGGGGCGCGAAACATCAGGGTGGCGTCCCAGCCCCCGGGCAATCTCGAGGCCGCGCTGCCTGGCTGTCACCACCACGAAGTGACCATGATCTTCCAATTCGACAAAGCCCTGTTCCCGCAGCCACCAAAGCTCGGTCCGCACCTCATCCAAGGTCGAGCCGATGCCGCGATGGTTCAGCACGTCGCGGATGACCTCGCCGTTGGAGGTGTATTCCGCGCTGGCGTCCAGAAAGGCCAGAATGTCCCTGCGCCGGTCACGCCGGACCAGTTCATTGTAATCTCTCATCGCCTGCCTGCCTCCAGAAGGTGCGCGTCATGCCGCGCAACCACGTTTTCCAGCCGCGTCATGATCGCGGCATTGCCTGCCATCACCTCTCTCATCGCGACGATTTCGCCTTTCAGCGTCACCATCGCCAGTTCAAGCTGGTGCATGTTCTGGATCGACGGCAGTGCTTCCTGACCCTGCTCCACCGCAGATATCCGGGCCTCGTGCTGCTGCAACTGGCCGTCATGGGCATCCAGCCGCTTGGCATTGGCGCGGCTGCCCGATGCCATCAGGTTCCAGATCGTCAGCGCAAAGGTCAGCAGCATGTTCAGGGCCACCACCCAGGCGACCAGCGGGCTGATGTTCAGCACATCCCCGTTCATTTGCCGATCCACTTGCCGGCCACGTCCTTGATCGTGTGCCCGCCCATGTAAAGCGTCATGTAAAGCGCGCTGATCGCCATCAGATGCTCGAACGGCATCGGCGGCAGGGCAATCTTCCAGATGGCATTGGCCACATGCAGGATGATGGCGTTCCAGAACCACAGAACGCCCAGACCATACATGCCCAAGGGCCGCCAGGCGCGCACCCAGACCGGCTCTTTCCGCTCTGCGGCAAAGACGGCAACCTTCGCGTCAAGCTCTGCCTCATGCAGCGCGATGATCTCCGGGGCCAGCGCCTCGGTCTCGGCGATGGCCTGCCGCACCAGATCGGGCTGGCCGCGTGCTGTTTCATCCAGCGCCGCCGGTGACACGCCCGCCCGGTCGGCAATCGTGCGCAGGACTTCGGTTGCCAGCGGCCCGCCCACCTTTTCGGACAGAGCCTTTTGAATGAACGGCGCGCCCACCTGGGCGACAAGGGCAAGCAGGGCTGACATCAGAAACTCCTCAGAATCCGGGCCAGACGCGGCAGTCTTCGCTGCACGGTCGCGGCAATCACATCGCGGTACTGGACGGCCAGCCAGCCGGCCCAGAGCACCGCCAGCGCCAGCAGCACAGCGCCCGACAGCGGCACGCCCGCCAGCGCATCGGTGCCGCCGGCGGCGGTGCCCGCGCCGGTCAGACCCACGGCGGGGGCCGCGACAACCGTCTTGCGCCGCGCATCGATCCGGCGCTGCAGGGTGGACAGGGTGGCGCGGCCCAGAATGCCGTCCACCGTCAGGTCATGGTCGCGCTGGAACGCCCGCACCGCCTGCGCCGTAATCCGGATCGGGTCGGTGCCCACGGCATAGCCAAGGCCCGCCAGCGCCGCCCGCGCCGCGCTGAACTCTGCCGCCGACAGCGGCAGGGCAATACGGGCCGGACCATTCGCGGTCACGGCAGCGCGGCGCGCTTTGCCGGGGGTATAAACGCCCTTCAGCAGCAGGTCCGCCTCACGCTCGCGCCGCTTGACCAGGCCGGGCAGCACCTTGCCGCCGCCCTTGTTCCAGGCCATCAGGCCCCGGCGGGCCGCATCCGCATTGTCCCTGATCCAGGCCCTGACCCAGCTGGCCCGCTTGATGGCCCCGGTGTTGAAGTGGAACATGACACCGGCGTCAAACTCGTGCTGCACCGGACGTCCCGGCCACATCGCACGGTCAACGGCGGGTTCGTAGTTTTTCTCCAGCGCCTTTGCCAGCAGCGCCGATGCCTCGGCCGGCGTGATCACCATGCCCGCGCGCGGCGTCACCACGCCCGATGCCGCCGTCAGCCCGGCACCGATGGTCCAGACCCCGGCCGGGCAGCGATAGGCGCGCAGAACCACGCCTTCTTCGGCTTCAAGCATGGCGATGCCCGGCTCAGATATGTCCATGATAATCCCCGGTGGATACCGGATGACCTTCGCAAATCGCGGGGGCGGATGTGACCTTGAAAGCTTTCGGGGGTGGCCCGGTGCCGCGCCGGTCAGCGCGCCCGCACAGTGTGGCAGACCGGCACGCCCCCTGTCAAAGGGGCAGCTTCATCTGGGCCGATCCCGCCTCTGCCTCGATCTCGGCGCGGTAGCCAGACACGGTGCGGGTGTGCAGATCACAGGCCAGCGCCACCGCCTGCAGCGAAGCACCGGCGCGCAGCATCCGCTTGGCCTCGGCCCGCCGCCGCCGCGCCCCCCGCGCATCGGCGCAGGGCAGCGTGATCTTGCCGTGACCAAAGGCCTGGATCAGCGCCGCTGCCGCCCCGTCCCCGATCACGCCCGCCAGTGCCGATCCTTCGGCCTTGACGGGAAGGGCAATCTGACAACCGCCCCAGCGCCGCAGCAGCGCCGTGGTCGCCTCCCGCCCGATCACCGCCTCGATCTCGCCCGCAAAGCCGGTGAACAGGGTCATCCGTCCACCTGTTCAGGCTGTGGTGCTGGCAGCGCCTCCATAAGGTCGATCAGTTGGCGCAGGGCCTTCGGACGGCGGGTGCGGTAGCGCACGATGCGAAGTGGGATGTAAGTTTCCAGAATGATGGAGTCCCAAATCCAGCAGTTGCCTCCTTTTGGTACTTCCGTGCAAACGGTGACCAGGCCAGCTACTCCCGCCGCGCATTCAACCCAGCAGACGGTTCCATCTGGCAATGGAACTGACTGCCCGTCATGCTCGATCCACGGCCCCCATTCATCGCTCATGCTGCAAACCGCCCGGTCTCATTGCCCCAGACATCGCGGCCCACCCACGGCTCCCGCGCGAACAACTCGCAGGCGTCCACATCCGGCAGCAGCCGGTCGATCATCGCCCGCGCCTCCTCCGGCTTGCGGCTGTGTTCCCGGCGCACAGCGTCGATCACATTGCGCACCGAACGTGACCGGTAGGCGGGCGCGCCGATGGTGCCGATCAGGAACACCTCGGACGCAGAGCGCAGGATGTATCCGGTGCCAAAGGCCAGCGTGCCGGTGCCCTTGCCCCGTTTGATCCAGGCCCCCCCGGTTTTGTAGGTAAAGCCCCATGCCGCCATCACCTCCAGCGCCAGCGGCAGGTGCGGAAAGGTCGACCACAGGAACAGCAGGCAATCCGGCCCGGCCAGCTGGCCCACC